GAGTGAAGGTGCTCATACTAGCCAAGAGAAACAAGTTAAAGCAAAGGATCCTAACTTACAACAGACTAAGAACAGTCGCATTGTTCCTGATGATGTATTCCAAGACTTATTGGTTAGAAATGAAAAGGGTAATTTAGAAAAAGGACCTAATGGTCAATGGCAAGTACAACCTGATAAACTACCTGAACTAAAACAACGTTTAGCAAAACAGTATAACGTTAGTGCTAATTCAATATTGAGTTATGATGAGTGGGAACAAAAAACCAATCGCGGTAAGAAAGCAACACCAGTTAAGTACAACGTTATTGTAGCACCGGGTGAGCCAGACTTATCAGCAAACTCACTAGGTGTACTAGGTACATTCTTACTAAAGCATTAAACTTTTAGTAACTCTTCCATAGTGTAGAGATTTCTCATATAGGGCGATACATCTTTTAATACATAATAATCGATGTCGCCCTTTCTTCTTGGGCCTACTTTTGTAAGTAAATCCTTGTTAGGAATGTTATTGACTTCTCTAAACATCTTTACAATCTCACCAACGCTATAACCTACACCATGACCCAAGCATTCAATTTGATTTGCAGGGTTTCCGATTGCTGTACGTAATGCATCACATACTTCATTAACATGAACATAGTCACGCACACATGTGCCGTCTACTGTGTCATAATCATTACCATTGATGGTAAAATACCCTTGTTCACGTGCCTTCATTAAGTTGTACATCAATCCATCAGGGTTAGTTGGTTGATAGCCATCACTACCAATCACGTTATAGAATCTAAAGATTGTATATGGTGTGGGTTTATGTTGTGTATAAAACTCACGTATCACATCTTCTGCCGCACGTTTGCTTACACCATATGGACTAACACAATGTTCTGCGGCACCTGTACTTGCAAAGATAAAGTTTTTTGTTTTAATCTTATTGATTACATTCATAGTACCATTTAAGTTAGTGATGTAGTATGTTAATGGTTGTTTTTCACTTTCACCTACATTAACCAATCCTGCTAAATGAATGACACAATCAAATTCTTCTTCGATAGCAAATTGTTTTCTAATATCAATATGATAATGATTTTTTACTGGATGCTGTGGTGCACGAAAATCTAATCCATATACCTCACAATCACTTTCTAACATTTTAGTTAGATGACTACCAATGTAACCGCTGTTACCTGTGATTAAAACCTTTTTCATTATAATCCTTCAAATAGTGACAGACCAGTAGCCTCTTCCACGGGTTCAAAGCTAGGGTCTTTTGTTAAGTATGTGTTATCGTCTGTGTATATAATACGGAACTTATGTTTATTTGTCAATACACTACGGATATCATCAATACAAATTACTTTACGATTTAAACTTTTAATAAAGTTGTCAACGGTGATAGTAGTTTCTTCACAAATTTTTGCTGTATTGGTAGTAGACTGTTTACCATTAAAATCATTAAAGCAAACGTTCCATTTATGAAATACATCTTTTTCCAAACTAACTGAATGGTCCAGTGATCCTTTATTATACCAATCATTACTAGTTACAAACATATCATACGCACCTTTAACATCAGATGCCATAGATTTTTTGTTTGTCTCAAAGAAAAAATGTCCATCAAAGTTTTTAGTCCAACGTTGATTTTCTAAACAGAAAGTGGGTAGTTGTGTAATCTGCTCATAAAATGCCATACCATAGCTTTCAACTGTGCTAGGATTAAACGCAACTCTACAACTTGTAATGAAGTCTACTTTTTCTTTACCAATGATACTTTCTTTAATGATATAATCAACACCAATCTTTTTTAATCTGTCTTCAAATTTTTTAGCACCATTGCTATTGGTCATTACTCTTGCAGGTAAGTTGGTCTGTTCAATAAGTTCCAAGTATAATTCAGGATTCTTACCTTCTTCCCAACGACCGACAAACAATACACCTTCACGTGGTTTATTGTGTTCTTCTAATAATGATTGTTCTGTAATAGGAATAGGCAAATGATAAGCATTATCAAACTGTAATTGATTAAACTTGCTTTGTGTTCCTATAAACACATTGTCAGTTTGTAACTGTTGTCTCATTAATACATTGGTATTATACAAGAATGGATTTTTAGTATCTTTAAAAATCTGACTTTCCAAATGAGTATACGCAATGATTTGAATGCAGTCATCAAGCCCCATTGTACTTGCTACTTGTACAGTTTCATATGTGTTGCAAACAAATGCATCATACAAGTTATGTTCCAATGCCTCTACAATAGCATTTCGAAAGTTAGCCATACGCTCATAACAAAATGTATCTCCATACATAAAGATACTGCTATGGTCGGTATACTTTAATGATTCAACTGGGGCAATGATATTTGCTTTTAATGATTTAACAAACTCAGTATTTTGTGGTTGTTTGTCTGTAATGATATCAACCTTGACACCATGACTATCCATAAGTTCACAAAAACTTCTAGCAAATTGACCAATACCACCATGTGGAATTAATGTTTGATAGCTAACTAAAAAACCAATGCGTTTACTGTACGTTCTCATTTTAATTATATTTTATATTAAACTTATCTTTAATGCTTTTTACACAACGTTGTTTGGTTCCTTCAATCATGCTTTTATCATAGGTTGTGTATGTTAACTCTGTTACCAGTGTTTCATTTATAGCATCAATACATTCTTTGATAAGCAATTCTGCAAAATCTTGTAATTTTTTATCACTAACATCTTCGCCATAAAAATCACCGTCATCAGCTACACCATAAAAGCCTGCTCGTTCACCTAATTGTTTAATTTTTTCATTCATTTTTTTAATTTCCATATAATATGTTCAAGTTTATCATGCCATCTATGCTCAAACAAAGGTTCAGTAAGACCTGTATACAATGCAGTAACTTGGTAACCATACTTTAACCAAATGCGCTTACCAGATATGTCACATGTTTTTGGTAACCACGCAAATTTTAATTGAGCACCTATATACTTATTATAAAATAAATCATCAAATGAAGCCGTTTGGTAATTAGCACCCATCATTATGTTCCCCACTCATTCTTAAAGAGTGGTACTTGTAATCTGTCACTATAACGCCAGCCTCGCTTCATTGCGGCAAGGGCAACAGACTTAGCATTGAGATTATAAACAGACTCAACACCACCAACAGGCATAAGGTATACGTGACCCCTAAAACCCGACGCTCTAAATTGTTCAACTGCTTGTTCTGCATCTTTAACATCCTCTTCTGTCGCTACTACAAATTTCAAATATACGGTTCCAACTGTTTGATAATCACAAACAACTTTAGGCTTGATAGCATCTTCCCAACTTTCACCACTACCTGGTAATTTAGCACTAACACTAAATGTAATTTCTTTGTTATGTAATCTATTCAATGCAGGCTGATGCATTTCTAACCATTTAGTCTGTAAGTAGTGTTTGAATTCTGCTGTAAGTTCCTGTGTACCATTTGTCTCAAAAGTAATTTCTTTTAACTTTTGCATTTTAGGATGATTCAACAAGTCAGGATACGCACGTTGCCAGCCCAACAATGGCTCACCACCTGTGATAACTAAATGTTCTTCTTTCCACTTATTGTGTGGAAGTATCTCCATAATACGTGACACAATAGCATCACTTTCTAATACAGGACTTAAATCCTTAAAGTCAGGATGCCAACTTGCATAACTATCACACCCTGTACTAACTAGTGGCAGTTCTTCATACTTGTTATATAAATGTGCAACTGTTGCAATATCGTTAGCCTCTGCGCTTAGTTGTCCCCTAGGCATACCGAATCCGGCACACTTAAAGTTACAACCAAACGTGCGTAAAAAGACTGAAGGTACTCCCATGTACCTTCCTTCACCTTGAATACTATAAAATAGTTCGGCTACTTTAATTTTACTCATCTTCATCTTTCTCTAAAAATTGAGTTACCTGATCTTCTGCATCTTGTAAAAATTCTGCGTATACTTCAAAAGTAGCAATGCCATTTTTACATTTGATGTTAAATGGTATAGTACCGTTTGGTAACCAACCGGGACCTACCTCACGTTTAATTTCAAAACGTTGTAGGCTTTTTACCTTAACCATTGTTTCGTTAAATATTTGTTCTGCTGTTTTCATCATTGATTCCAATGTCTAATAACACCTGCTATAATAAAGCAATTTGTTGTGATATATGATAACACAATAATGGTACGAATACAAGCAATACGGTCTGATTCTTTATCCGTACTGCCTGCTTTTTCGCCCAGTGCTTTGGCCCAAATTCGCCAAATATATTTAGCCTTCGTAAGTAGCAGAATTAGCCCCGTGTTCAAATACTTCAACTGATTTTATCCTTACTGTTGGATTAATTGGATAACGCATATTGCCATTTACTAGTAAGTCTGCCATTTTATCGTATGCCATTTTAGCAAACATTTCACATCCTACAGCAGGAACAATACGTAAATCACACAACGCACCGCGCTCATGTGGTTTTAATTTATCCCACTCAGGAAGTGTGCCACTACCCGGGATATTACCTTTGTTGTTCATGATTTTGAAAAAGTCTAGATGAGGATCATCTTCTGCAACAATCAATGTATGGTCAAACATATAATCTGCCCATGCTTTGAATTCTTTAAGTCCTCCAAAGTCCATACACCAGTTTTTGTCATCTAGTGTGTCGCACTCAAAAATTAATTTGATGCCTATCGAGTAACCATGCAATGTTGAGCAATGGCTATGTGTAGCACGCCATTGTCTAAAACAGCAAGATAACCCTCTATCATTACCGTAAGTTTTTGTTGAATAAAATTTTGCCATACATTTCTCCTATGTTAATTGTAGCATAGGCAGCAGAATTTGTAAAGCGGGAATGATGCCAAAAGACCGCTATAGTTATTTACCTTTTTTTAAAAGTTCTTGTGCAATAACTTTTGCCCATTTTTCACAATCTTGTTCGGTAACATGAAAATCGTATTTATATGGTGGTACAAACATTTTATTGGTATCTTCAAATCTACCTTTATTAATTGTATCTACCCAAATAGTAATATCGGCATTAAAAATTTCACGCATTTCAGGTAATGGGCAAACAAAATCAACAATAGCAAAGTCTGATTCTAATATATCTGCCTCATTGCGTAGGCGGTTGGCTTGTCTAATACGACCTTCAATACTAAAATCCCAATCATTATATTTTTCTCTAATACGGTCTGCATTGATCCAAACACATTTAGATTGTGGATATAATTGATTGTATAATGAGTCTGCTAGTTTTGTTTTACCGGCACCAGGTAAACCCATAATTAATATTCGTTGTGTCATTTTGGTTTTTTACTGTGTTCTGCATCATAAACACGTTTACGCAAATTAGTGCTACTAAAACTATGGTCACGACCGTTAAACACAATCTCAATACCACGTTTCCAACATGCCTCATCACCTGTAAATTGTTTACCTTCATACTCTACACCTAAAACACGAACATCAATTGGTAAGGTTAATAGAATGTCAATTAGGTCTTGCTCAGTTGAATACACAACAACTTCATCAACATAACGGCATGCTGCCAATTGAATTTGTCGTTCAACAATACTTTGAATAGGTTTGTTCTTAGTATCTGGTCTGTCAATAGTAGGGTCAGTTTGTAATCCTGCAATTAAATAATCACAATGATTCTTAGCGTCACTAAGCATTGCAACATGTCCTGCATGTAACATATCAAAGGTACTAAATGTAATACCTATTTTTTTACCATCTTGTTTAAGTTTACGAATGTGATTGAAAATCATTTTTTTAATATCCTTATAATTTTTTCTTGTTCCTGCTCTTTAAGCCACTGTTCTTCACCACTGTATGTAGATGACTTATTTAAGGCTTCATCAACCATCCATTTTATTTTATACAGTTCTTGTTTGCAGTCCCATGCAATATAACTATCAGTATATATATCAAGTAATTCCCCGCACATGGCTTGTACTTGATTTGATACCTGTGGTCCCCAACGCCTCATATAACCCATATTAGCCTTGCAATCTATTTTTACAATCGCAATTGCGACCTTGGTTGCAGTCTCCTGTACAAGCTGAAGTATATGTTGCGTTATACGCATTAATGAATACTGCTTTTAGTACATTAATAAAAGGATAGCTAAAATAACCTAGTGCAAAACTACAAATAAGCCATTCCATAATTATTTACCCATTCGTGCAATACTTAAGAATTCACTACGTGCCGCGGCATCTGTTTTGAATCCACCACCTAAACGAACAGTAACTGTACTACTACCTGTATCCTCAACACCACGTGACTTTACGCAATAATGTTGTGCATCAATCATTACTGCAACATCTTCAGTCTCCAGTATAAATTGGAGAGTGTGGAAGATTTGTTCGGTGAGTCGCTCTTGGATTTGAGGGCGCTTACTGAAATACTCAACAATACGGTTAATTTTTGATAATCCGAGGACTTTCTGTTTAGGCACATATGCCACAGTAGCGAGACCATCAATGACAACAAAGTGATGTTCGCAATTGCTTTGGACATTAACGTTGCGTTCAACGACCATTTCATTGTAACGCATCTTGTTATCGACAGTCGTACACTTTGGAAATGCATCATAATCTAATCCCCAGAAAATTTCGTTAACGTACATTTTAGCAACACGCTTGGGTGTTTCCATCAAGCTATCATCACTTAGGTCTAGACCTAATACTTGCATGATATGGCTAAAACTTTTTTCGATTTCTGCAATTTTGTCTTTACGATCCAATGCAGTTTGAAATGTAGGAGTTTCTACTCCCATAGCTACCAAGTGCTGATGTACTTTTTGACCTAACTCAGGGTCGGTTTTCGTTTTGTTATATGACATATGTATCCTTCCTTACACGGATGTTATTTTTGAAAAGTATGCAACCTTTGTGTCGCATACTTTTATTTATCATTATGGCTTTGTACCACTAGGAAAAGGCCAATTACTATCTACTTCTGTTTTATCTGTTTCTTCATCAAGAAAAGGCCAGGCTGCAGGTTCATTTACTTTATCGTTAACGGTAAAAGTTGTTTCTATTGTTACTGAATCTTCTTCACCTTCAAACTCTTCACCAGTGTCTAGATTTACTAACTTAAGTGGACCTTGAAAAAAGTATTCTGTGTCATCTTGTGACCAGCCTTCTTCTTCAAGACCTTCGTAATAGTTTTCGTCCCAAATTTCTTCAAGACGTTCTTGTTCTTCTTCGTCCATGTCATCAGGCCATTCCCACTCAGCCCAACACCCATCATCTAATGATACCAACTCCCAATCACTATCTAACTCAAACTCATCAGGATTGTTTAAGTCAACATCAGGCATAGTGTCTGATTCTATAGTAAATGTGCCCCAGCGATAACCTTCAGTACGAATGGCAACTTGACCATCCTTATACCAAAATGATTTCTCAATCGCAGATTTTTTATATAAAGTGGATAGTTCCCAAGTTGCCATGATTAATTGTCCAATTCTTTACTTAGATATTCATTGATAACATCAAACAATTGTTCTTGTGAAGTACAAAGAATTTTACAATTCTTCCAATCGTTGTCATCATCACGACCACTAAACTCAACCATAAATCCGTTATCGTAACGATTAACGGTGAATGATTCATTTACTTTTTCTAACTTGTCTAATTGATTTGCCATTTCTATCTCCTATTAAAATTTGGCTTCACGTGTATACTTCCTATAATCGGTAGTCATGCGTAACATGTCTTCACCTTTCCCTTCAAGTATATCACAGATTCTATCGATAGTGCTATCATTACGGGCACTAATCTTACCCATGTTAGGGTGTGGTTTACGAATAAGTTTTTCTAACTTACTTAATGCATCTTCTAAAGACCAGGGTACATAAAGACGCTCATTGTCATTAGCAAAAGTTTCGGGAAAACTTCTATAAGCAGGATAAAGAACATTACACCCAAGAGTATCTGCCTCCGATGCTGTGTTACTGACCCAGTCCTGTAAAGCGCAATTAAACAGCAGGCGAGTGTTGTTAAGAAGATTGTAATAATCATTTTTTTCTAGGTCCTCATAGATAGTTAATAGTCCACGTTCTTGCAAACTTCTGGTACGTGCCATATAACTATCATTGTTAGATTTTAGTTTACTACCACTAAAAATTGCAAACTCAAGTTTTTGTCCAGGATGACGTTCGTGCCATAATTCAATCAAGTCCATATAGAAGTCAGGTTGTTTTTCCTGATCCCAACGTGCGGCAAAACCCACACGAAATGTGCGCTCATTAAATGGTCTTAATGGACCTTCTACACGACTGCGAACTTCATCTTTACCAAATGCCAATCCGCTGATATTGTAAATTGGAGACCTCCAACCTGCAATTTTCATGTGCATTACCATTTCTTCGTTAGTAGCAAGTACACCGTCAACAAATGAATCAACCATTTTTTCATAGTGACCCATGAATTCACTCATACCCCATACATGTACAAAATCATCCGGATCGATTGATTGAGCAAGACAGCGGACATATATCCTAGGGCGCATATTAGCATCAATCTGATTAAGTATGTAAGGAAGACTTTCGATTCCTGGCTGAAACATGTCTTCAAAATATATAACATCATCACTTGATAGTTCCCCTGCTTTCATCATTTTGATTAGATTCATTAGTTGCGACATACCGTAGTATGTACGACCATGTGCATCTAATACTTGCCCAGTAACGATTGCTTGGTCATTACTTAGTGTTTCGCCAGGGACAATAACATAGTCAATATCCCTACGTTCAAATACAGTACGATTCCACTCTTGTAATTGTAGAGTGTATCGTGCTTTATAAGGCTCAAGGCCCATGTAATATAATTTACGCATTATGGTCTACGATTCTCTTCCCACTGATTTTTTACAGGCTTGTCATTCATCAATTTAGTATATTGACGATAGACATAGCTACGTGGGCTATACAATTCAGCCTCGTTATAACGATATCCGTACTCTACACAAAACTCTAGATATTTTTCTAGGTCGTTAAAGATTTGACGAACACGATTGTTGGAGTTAAATTGTTGTTGCTTTGCCATTATAATTTCCTTTAAATGGATAGTTGTTGATAAGGTTTTGTTAAATTGTAATAAATTGTAGCACCGTTCTCACCGTCTTCTGAAACAGTAATCTCGATATTACGGTCGGGATATCTACTAGCAATGACTTCATAGAGGTCATCACTAATCATTTCACAACTTTTGTAATTCAACTCTAAGATGCCTTGAGAGTATTGATTCTCAAGCCAACGTTTAAATTGAATAAACTCAATATCCCTGTCGTTGTGAAATACTTCAATCGCCACATTAAAGTGAAAGATGTGACGATGTGGAGTTCCTAAAAAGCTAACATCATACTCATCACCTGTTGCAAGTGCTGGGTCTGTTGCCGCCGCTGGATAGCAATGAATGCCTTCCTTTTGAAAAGTTACAAAAATCATACGCTTTGCTTCCTGTGCAATACGTTGACGTTTTTCAAATAATGCTAGTTGTACTTGGCTATCCATTTTAATAATCCCTATCTAAGTCTATTGATTCATGGTCATGTTCCCATTGAAGTTTACGCACACGTGATAATTCTTTCTGATATTTGACTTTTTCATCAACTAAAGATGTATCACCTTTCTCCATACGTTCTTCAATCAAACGTAAACTATCTTCTAAAAATGCAATTCGTTGTGAATACATATCAATCTCCTAAAACTTCTAACATAATATCATCACTATCTTCAATAGTTTCTTCAACCTCAGATTGATTTTTAACTTCAAATAACTGGTCAAACATAGTCATAGCATTAACTGTTTTTTTACCACTAATACCTTGACTGCCACTTTGAAATTGTTTCCAATAGTTACTATGATAGTCAATCAAATCTAATGACTCCTGTTTAGTTTTCTTTGAAAAAATCTCATCAACCAAATCTGTAAAGAACCTATCACCTTCAAATTTATGTACAATCATTTTGGGAACAACGCCTTGTTCATATCTACGATTAGCCTCTTGTACTGCACTAATGTGCTGGTATACGTTATGACTTTGCAATAGAGTGTAACTTAATGTGTCCCAACTTGTCTTAGTTTCTTTGCCGTGCTGACCAATAAAACCTTGACCACGATAACATAAATCTTTCATAAGCATTATATCAGTTACAGGACTATCTGTAAACAACTTATGGATACCGTCTTGCAAAACACCATCTCTAAACTTGCGTGTGTCATTTGCATAACTTTTTTTCTCAGCGGTCTTTTCCATACTGTATGACCATTTTTTGTCATGTTCAATACTGTTATTGAAATATGCAAGACCTTTAGCCGCACTAAAGAATGGGCTTGCACAGTCAAATGTAATTTGAAGTTTTGGGTTATGATACTTACGTACAGCTTTTTGAATATCAGTAAACAATACTGCATACTCTAAAATACTTGTACCCAAACAATGAATCAAGTCATGCTTACCTTCTTGCAGTAAACCATCGTGAATAATACCAACCAACCTCTTTAGCATCAAGTGAATGTCAATCTTGTTTTGTCCACCAAATGCCCAACCATTGAAATGATTGTCTGGATAGATATTTGGGTCACAATACTTTTTCATTTCCTCATACCAATCGTTACTTTGAGTATGATTGCGACCTTGCAATACATTTAAAAATTTGCAGTTGCCGTTACGATTATTAATAAAATACTCATTATTAATATGTGTAGCGGCTATAGCCTCTTCAATAGTACTGATACCGTGGGCACTAGTTCCTGTTTTTGGGTCTTTGATGTGAAATGTAGTTAATGATTGTGAAGGAATATCTAAACACATACCATAGTCCATGTATGTGTCCATCCAGTTCAATACAGCCTTGCGCTTTTTCATGGCACGAGGACAGTTGGGATCCTTCCAGTCAGCAGGCCATTGACACTTAAGAATCTGAAACCCACCACTATCACCTAACATGAAAGTACCTTGTTCACGTTTGCGAATGATACTTTCGTTATGGTCATCAACTGTTGTATCTAAATTAGCATGACCAGCAGAGTATAGTCCCCACTTATAATAGTATAGACCTTCTTTGCTATTAAGAAAGTTTAGTTTTTCAACATCACCATTAAATCCCGCGGGGATACGTGACTGTTCAAAATAATTTTCACCCTCACGTTGCTTACCTAAGCCAGCAATATAAAAACTACTGACTGCAGGTAAGAACAATGCCCAATCGTTACTGTGTGCCGCCGATAAATTAATTTGTTCCAATTTTTTCTTCTTCTTTAATTAAGATTTTAACCATGTCAATTTTATTTTTATAGTTAGCTATATCATTATTCATTTGACTAACGATATCTTTGATAGTAGGATGCTTTTCACATAAACTTGCTAGTTCATTTTCTTCTTGCATCTTTTTCTCAGCCCACTTAAGTATAGTAATAGCATTTGCTGATAGATTAACTTGGGCACTACCCCCACCAACAGTCATCCAACTACTACCATCAAAGACTTTCATACTTTGACTAGGACCATCAAATGCCATCATGCCAGTAATGGGATTAGTAGTATTGATATAAGGAGTCGCCCCCTTATTACTAGTCACTTGCATGAACTCGCCACCGTATACGTAGTCAATCATTTTGTATTTGCTGGAAGTAAATAAGTATAAACTGCAAGACCACTGTCAACTACAATCTCAGTTACACCTGCATCACTAATGCGTACAGTTTTGTCGCCAACTAAATCTAAGATACTAATAAATTGTTTTACGGGCCATAACCATGGTTTACTTAGCGTACCTGTGACACCTGGATGAAACACAAAGTTACCACTATGTGTGCTTGGATCACCAAAGTAAATCTTTAAGTCACCGTTTTCAGTTTTAGCAAGAAAGTTTTCTTCTTCAGTATTAGCCTGTTGTTGTTTTTTCAAACGCAAGATATTTGTAACCATTGGTTGAAACTCTACGTTCCATGTAGTACCTTTAAAAGCTACATCTTTAACCTTCTCTAATACTACACTTTTAAGCATTAAACGATAGTCATTTACAAAGTCACCTGTATTTGTTTCAAAGTGAATTGTACTAGGAATGTCTTCGTTGTTTTTGTTGGTGCGAGTAACATTAATAATACTTGTATTATCATATTCCTCAAAACCAATAATAGTTTTTAACTTACCTAAGTTAGGCATACCAAACACACCAATAAAGTCAGCAATAGGACCCTTAAACGTACCACTGATGATAACGTTTTTGTTCTCAGTCATTGCATTGATTTTAGTTTCAGTATCAGTACCTGTAACTTTAATAAGTTCAATGTCACCTAGACCATATGTATGGTCAATTAAATCTTTTAAATAATCTTTCATGTTTTTCCTTTAAGTATACTACTTTATTTAGGTAGTTATTATGTGTATTATGATGGAATATATTACACAAGTCAAGTATCAATTTAACCAAACGTAAATAAATCATCAAATGTTGATTTTGTGTTTGTACTGGAACGCAAGTCCCAATCTAACACGCCTAACAAATTATCAATCTTTTCATCGACCAATGTTTTTTCCATTTCATCATCATCAAATGGTAATTCTGTGAACCATGCAGGAAGTCTTAACTCATCTGTTGGATAAGCAATACTCGTAAAGCCAAGTGCGTTGGGTTTAAGTTTACAAACAATAACCTTCATACCATCAACAATTTTTTGACTATACTGGTCACTATTGACTCTACGTAAATAATTATAGTTCAGTGCCGCACGAACATGACCGGGCATGTTTTCACGACCTTTTTTACTATTGGCTTCCTTTTCACCATACATGGTTAGTTTGTTGACTGATTTAGGACTACCTTTCGTCCATGCTGGACGCATAGATAATTCACGTTTAAACTTCTTAACAAGTTCAATAACTTCGTCACGACCTTTACCTTGTTGTATAACCATAGCCAGTACGTCCATTAAGAATTCCTGAACATATTTAGGCGTATCAGCACGTTTCAAGTCAAGACCCATAGCTTTGATATCGCCTTGCTTACCGTCTTTGTCTTTACGCTTACCCTCTTTATCAAAGATATTGATAGCATAACGTTTTTTTGTAATAAAGATGCTACGATCACCGATCAACTCACGACCAGCTTTGATAATTTCACCATTCTTACGTGGTGCATGAAATGCACGTTCCATAAATGCAGGAAAACTAGCATTAGCCTCGTCAGCAATACTATCATATAAACCAATACAGGTTTCTTTATCCCAAGTTAATTCACCACTTGCTATTTGTTCTTTAAGCGATGGAAACGCAGTAAAATAACAGCTATCAGTATCACCGTAAACAATTGCTTCTCCTTCATGTGTGTATTCGCCAGTCACAGTTTGATTGATTTGGCTCATCATGTGACGAACGATTTGGCGACCACTTAATGTAACACTTTGTCCTATGCGTTTATCATAGAAACGGCAATGTTCATTCAATAGTGCGCCATATGCAGAGTTAAGCAAAATCTTACGAACCAGTTGTCTTTTGTCCCAGTATTCTCTATCGTCACTGGTCGTTGCCTCTTTGAGTTTTTTCTGCATTGCTTTTCTATCACTATACCAGCGTGTTAATAAGCCAGGTACAATACCCTCTTTTTCATTGGTAAAAATTGTACCGTTCGCACTCAACATCCATGGTCTATGACTGTCAAAAATCATTTTCCATATCTCAGCCGCACTATATTCTTCGCTACGACCATCTTCATAGTCAATAATCAATGTAGTGCCACGTTCTTGGTTCATAATAGCAGTATATTCTAAACAGCCAAATAAACCTTCCCACAAGATAGCACCACCCACCTCATCATCACCGTCTTTATATCTTTTCTTTTCTTGGGCTAATCGTAAACCCTTTTCTTTCATGTATTGGGCTGTAAGAGTTTGCCTAACTTGACCGACGATTGTTTCTCCTGCCATGTTGAGGGCCCTAATAACCGAGGGATAGAGCGAGTTGATATCGACTGCACCGACCCATTCATGCATTCCTCTTTTGGGCGTAGCAACATAGGCACCTGCCGCTTGTTGTTCATCTTCATGTTCACTTCTCCTTTTTTTGTCTGGAACTACTAAACCTCGTTCGTGTGCCTCATTGAAAATTGCCATTTCAATCATAGCTACACTACCCATTACTGTTGGCAGTAATACTGTATTCTCATGCGCTAATTGATTAGCCAGTTCTAAGAATTTAAGTTTATTGTGAATTTTAACTAACAACATAGTATCCTGACGATTGTATTCAACAAATGTTTTGAAGTCTTTGTTATACAATTGGTCAAGAGTACCTTCGTATTGTGTCTTGTTTTCTCCTACTTCCATTTCACCAATAGCATCTAGTTTATAGCTATGGCGACTTTCGTAGTTGTACTTCTTGTAGAGTTGTAGATAGTCCATGTGAATGCGACCAACTAAATCATACGTTTGTTCTTCTTTACCAAAACGTTCGTATGCACGTGGTTTGGGAAGTTGTCCCAATAAACAAAACTTACGTGTATCGTCTTTACTCATCACACGTGTAACACGATTGACCATGTAAGGTATATCATAGCCTTCTGAATTCCAACCAGTCAACACATCAGCATCTTCAATCAACTGAAAAAATGTATCAAACATGTCTTTTTCGTTATTGAAAATAATAGTGTTTTCAAATTGACTTACAGTTTCTTGTGCAGTTTCACTACTCATGCTCTTTGGCGGAATAACTAATGTTACCAACAAGTCTTGCCAATCCAAATACATACTGATAGCAGTTACTGGATTAAATGGATCGCTTGTAGGACTAAAACCCTTTTCAGGATCAAAGTCTACTTCAATGTCAAAAAAACATGTGTGTAGTTTGGGCGCATCTACTTTAAGATAGTTTTCGCTTAGACAACGAAACACTACATTAACGTCACTTTCAAAGAGTGGTTTATTTGAATGAATGCGTTTTTCTTTTTCAAACTCTTGGCGTTTTCTAGTACTAAAACGTGATAAGGGATCTCCATAGATGCTACGGTATTTACCCTTGTTGTCGGGATAATAAAATACATAATTAGCAGGATACTCGTTGTAGTAACGTTTACCGTCACTACCACGTTCAACTACGAAAATTCTATCGTTATCCCTGCTATGTATCGCATCCACATAACTCAAAGTGTTTTACCCACTGTTTCTAAGATTGTGTTTAATTCTTCGTTGTCGGCGTTTGTCTGTGTAAGACTTGCCTTGTGTGCGATACGAATTGCTTTTTTAAGTACACTAGGTTTTACTTCTAGTTCTTCTGCAATTGCTTTTACTGTATCTGATAACCCTTCGTTGAGTGTTTCAACTTCTTGCATGACTGCCATGCCTTCGTTGATAAGTTGGGTTAGTTTAATCTTTTGGTCACCGCTAAACATTCTTGCTGCCATATAAACTCCTATAAAGAAGTACTTATTATACGACAGTTGTGCAACAAAGTCAAACTTTTTGCGAAATTAGGTTACCGTTATTGGAAAATTTCGTGATGTTCTCTACCAAATATCTTGATGTATTTACCGGCAAGCATGTCAGCCATAACTTCAATTGGGCTACCCGGGTAACTATCGTTTGGGCCAATCATGCCCAATTCGCCCTGACGGCAATGAACCATTTCATGAAATATTGTACGCATGATGTCTACCATGTTACGATTTTTTACGTATACCCAAATTTCATTACTACCTTGAACATGTGATCCAGTGTGATGATTGTCTTGGGCATCTTTGGTATCGTTACTAAAAATAATTTTGGGTATTGTGTTTAGATGTAATCTACCTGCTGTCCATTTAATAAACTTTTGCATTACGGGGTCATGATTTAAGTCATCATCTTCATCAAGTTTGTGTTTAATAAAACTATCAGGGGTATTATATTTCTTTTTAAAATAATCGTACAATTCTTTGGTACTTATACCATGTCTATTAGAAATTTTTCTTATCAATGTATCGATGGTATCATACTTGTGTTTTTGCAGAGATGGCAAGGTTTTTACCAAATCACTGGCTGCGGATTCATTGATAACTTGATGTATCTTCATATTACCCTAAGAATGAAACGATTTCCATTACGCCAAAAACCAATGCAGAACGTAATTGCATGTCTGCGGATTCGGCATCTAATTTTTCAGTATTGATTAAATCTAATAAGATTTCTTTTGCTTCGGCAGGTTGAATTTGACCTTGCTCTAGTGCTTGTCTTACTTGCAGTGCATATTGGGCACGTGCTGCCGCCCATTGTTGACCTGAACCTACTACTTGATTTAGTGCGTCTGACATTTAAAATCTCCCTTGAACGGCTTTTGCTATCATGTCTGCTTGTTGTACAAACAGTTTTTGTTTTATATCACAATATAAAGGACTTACGGGTCCTGCATTAACTCTATCTTTAAATTCACCGTATGTGGTAGTAAACGTAGTTGTTAGTTTTAATACATCTTTGGTGTTTTTAGTTTGACTGTATATAGTCAACCATTGCAATGGTATTTCAATAGACTCTAGTTGTGGCTGTAATGGTTTACTGCAATCAAGGCGTCTTGAATAAAGTTGTAAATCAGTTACTACTTTGCTTTGATTGTCGTCCCAAAAGCTAGGAATCATATCTTTTACTGATTGTACCGTGCTACATGCTGTTAAACAAGAAACAGCTAGGATTATAAGTAATTTTTTCATATCAGTATTTATCAAAAAATGCTCACTTTCGAGTACTTCGGGCACGACTCCTATCTCCTCGGGCCAGCAGCCGGCCACACCGCAACCCGAAGGTCCTAAGGTAGGTGTTCTTATATAAGTGCGATTGCCCACTTCTGAAACACTTTGCACAACTCACGTATTTTTTCATTGCGTGTTTCTTCAATATGATATTTTTTATGTTTATAGGCTTCTGTCTCATCTTCAGTGGGGTCAACATATCCACAATAAACTTTCCTAATATTGCTATGATTTATTAAATCTGTGCAACTATCGCCTTCACGTTTATCAGCCATTTTATTGTGATATGTACTGCATGGGCTTAGTGTTGTAATACATATGCTACCCTCTGGAACTTTACCATGTTTAGCTTCGTATTTTTCAATAGCGGCACGTTCAGCATGTACTCTAGTGTAACCATCATTGTAATAATTTACTGCGTATACGGTGTTATTGTCAGGGTCAAGTATGCAACTACCTACATAGCCGTAATAGTCGCTATCCTTCTTTTGCCCTTCAACAATCATTTCACATAATTTGATGAGTATATTGTCTAGTTTTTTGTGGCTGTGTATTTGAAAATCAGTTAGTTTCATATAAATTAAGAGAATATGTATTAAATCTCTTTAATCTATTTATGAATTCAGTAGTCTTTTCTGTAACTACACCAGTCAACTGAAATGTAACTCTTGGGTTATGTCCTGCGTTTGCTGTGCTGTGTGGTACATTCTTCCAATCAAATGTAGTAACATCTCCTGCACGCCATTGACTAAAATTGTAATTACCATAACTCCAAAAATGTCCTTGTTCCCAATCTGTTAATTGAATCATTATACGCATAATACGCCATGGTTCTTCAGGAGCCCATTTTTCTAATTTGTCTAGGTGCAAGTTCCAAACTTCGCCGGGCATCTGTACATGTATACGTTCCATGCAATCATCAAGGCCAAATAAGTTACTCATTTCTTTTAGTACCGGCGGAATGTTCCAATTAAGATGTGTAATCTTATAGTCTTTCCCATATCCTGTTTTTTCTAAATCATATTCTTCTGCGAGTGAATCTTCACGCGGTGCCATTACACCCTCGCCTTTATACCCACGTGTTTCCCAAGTAGCCGATTTGCTATTGTCAATAATAGTCTTTAATTCACTAGACCAATCTCCCTTGATAGTTCCCAATCTGATTACCGTATCATAATTATTATCCATTTTGAAATTATCAAAGTGGTACTTGCTTAGTGCTTTTCTTGTTTCCCAACTACTTGTTGTCATTTTATTCTCCTAATCCGCTTACTTTACGTACAAGAATATCTAGTTCTTGACGTTCTACTGCATTAAAATATTTTTTATTAGAATCATTTTCTAATATTTTGTCTATCCGATTATCATATGATATCGGAAAATTTAATTGCTTACTTAAACTCTTAATGTATTTATCCTTATATAGATATAACAATTCATGGCTCAGATAGACGGGGTCAAGTGTGTTTAGATAATCTAATTCTGTTTGAAAATCAGGATAGCTATATCTATCTCTTACACGCTCTTGTTGATATTTAATGATGTTTTTGTCTCTGCCTATAATTCCTATTTTAACTTCAATATTTAATTTGTTCAAAGTTTCTATAAACTCTTTATACTTGGGTATTGATACCACACCTTTGTTAGCATAAGGGCAACTGATACTTGTCACATAATAATCATGTGTACTCCAATCTTTTTCTAATAAAAGAGTTGGATCGTTCCAATATTGTGCAAAGGGTTCATTATCATGAGGGTCCCAGTATTGTTCTAGTAACTTATCCCAAGCATAAACATCTTTGTGTAGTGCAAATATTTTACTGAATAAATGATTACCAGAACCTTGCGGCCCGGTAATAATCAATAACTGCTTCATATCAATGTAACTCTTACATCAGATTGTCCATAATCTTGGAAATATTCTTTAGGAGGTAAATCAATCTTTAACAACTTACATAATGCATGATTTGTTAGTGGTGCTGAACCCTTATACGTTAACATGGCATTAACAATACCTTGATTTTGTTCTTTGATGATAGTTGCCATTGTTTTTAAGTTTTTGTAATAACCTGCATAACTAGGATATGTGATATCAAAGTGACCGCACTTTACCCACCATCCTAAACAAGCATCATCAGGACGATGCACTAAAATTATAGGACATTCAGGCCAATACATTTTTAAGAATTCAATATTATTTGCAAACACATGACTTTTAATAATGCGAATGCCTTTTCCTTTAAAGGGCCTATCAAACTCTGCCTCACATTTATCTTTGGGATAATTTTTAATGTTATCAAAAAAACTACCAAACTCCATGCCTGGATCAAAGTACGCACCTAAATGCATCAAGTCCATTTTACCACTAGCATCGTGATAATATGTACGTTCATCACTATAGTCGCTGTTGTCAATGTCAGGACTATAGTAGATGTTTTTAGTTACTGAACTCCACTTACTGCCAGGAGCACCGGCTACAAATATATATTTCATTTTGCGATACTTGCTATACTGTCTTTATAAATAGCGTTTTGTTTGAACACAGTACTGTTCCACCATACTAAATTCTTTAATGCTTTCTTTGTAGTCAATTTTTCTAAATATTTCATAGCATCGTTAACTTGTGAACCAACTAAGAATTCATATTTGCCGTTATCTTTTTCAATGATTTCCATTGATTCTTTATCAGCTAACATTTCTTTTAGAGCTTTACGCAATTTGTCGGCATTAGGATTGCCCTTGTTTACCCACAAACTCTTTTGTAGGACATCACGCCAGTTCTTTACCAACATATATGTGTCATACAATTCACCCTTAGGATACTTACCCCACTTAGCTTTGTATGCTTCCTCAAAAAATTGTTCTTTAGGGAAGTTAGGATCGGCAACTACTTTACCTGTTTTAATGTTTAATATACCTTCATTGAACCATGGACCAACGTTAGGTATAGTAGTAAAGAACTTTAAGTAAGCACTAGGTGTTTCACGCATAGCAGTTAATTCACCTCTAGCAAGTGATAATCTACGTTCACCTGCATTCATGCCAGGAATAAATTTTACGTTTTTATTATTGTAACATTGTGCATATGCTTCTATGTTAGGTAGTTCACCGCACAATAATAATGTCATAGCCAACATATCAGGATTGTTTCCTGAACCTGCGGCAAAACGTAAGTCTTGATAAACATCACGGTCTGTTCTACGTACAGTTTCAATCGTAATATTCATTGCACCAATTGCTTCCCAATCTTTATAGTCATAGCGAACATCTTCTACTAGATAACTTTCGGCATTACCACCGTGTGCAACCATAACAGTTTTGTTATCAAATCTCAATGTATCTTGAAATTTGTTTGCCCCTGGGATATCTCTTGCACCGGGGATATGTTGAATAACAATTTTTTCACCTAGTTTCTTTTCTAATTCGTGTGCAACAATACTTGTCCATACACTTGTACCTGCACCAGGTTCTTGTGGTACAACAAATGTATAATCAGCATGTGCTAACCCACTAGCTAGTAATAACGACAATAATAACTTTTTCATAATTTTCCTCAATAATAGTTAAGTTTTGTTTTGCTAAAAAATACCCCATACAATATGGAAATAAATGTAGCAATTAATAATCCAATTGCAATTGGATGATGTAATATTTCTTCAAGTTGATATATAGTAAAGAATTGCTTACCTACCAATTCAATACGTGGGCTTAGTACAAATCCAATAAGTACACATGCTCTACTAATCTTGAAGTATTTAAGTACCAATCCTAACACCGTACAAAAAATCAACATAGCATAATCTTCCCAACCCCCGGTGTACTCAGCACAACTCCAAAAGATTAGTGCAATTAATGGAACAAAATAATACATTACTGGCACACGTGTTAATAATGTAGCCCAACGTATAAACAATAAACTTATAAAGAATGTTATTGTTAAACTTAATATGAAACTATAGTTTAGTGCATGAAAGAATTTTGGATCAGCAAGTAATGTAGGACTACCCATTTCTAATCCAACATACATAAACAAACTCATAACGATAACTTCAAATGGTGCCGCTGGCACACCAAACAATATAGTAGGAACGTATGCAGTTGACTTTTGAGCCATGTTAGCTCCTTCTGCACCTACTACACCCCTGATATTACCATCACCAAATTTAGTAGTATCATTTTTCCCTGCCGCAACTGTTTGACTATATGCTATCCAATCTACTACGGCACCACCTACACCTGGCAACAATCCAATGAATCCACCTATTAATCCTGAACGCATACTATCCCAACGATAACGCCACGCATCTTTTGCACCCTGATACATTTGACTAATGATATTATTTGATTGCGGAGTAAATTCTGCTTTTTTGAATAGCGCCTCTAATATTTCAGGCATTGCTAATAGTCCTGACAATAATGGTAGCACTTGTATACCATGTGCAAGATAAAACCAACCACCTGTAAAACGTTCGGCATTGGTAACTGGATCGGTGCCAACTAGTCCTAAAAACAATCCTAAGGCAACCCCCAATAAACCCCTAAACCAATATTTGTTATTTACAAATGTAACTGTTGTCAATGCAAGTAATATAAAGCATAACATTTCAGGTATACCAAAATATAACACAACATTTGCATAGTAGGGTAAGAATGCAAACACTAATATACCCCATAATAAACCTTGACCACATGCGCTAAAGATACTAGCACTTAATGCTCTTGCGCCCTCACCTCGTTTGGCTAATGGAAATCCATCTACCATAGTTGCGGCACTTCCGCCACCACCGGGTATGTTCATTACTACACTTGCAAACAAATCACCAATACTAGATGATATCACTAACGCAGTAGTGAACACTACCAATGAGTATGGATCAGCACGAAAATAATCAATGAATGCATATATTGTTAGCAAGCCTGTGGTAGCCCCTGCAATTGGAATTATCCCAAAGATAAAACCATATATTGTGCCTGCTAACAAATAGGGTATGTAGTGTATATAATCCATTAAAATTTCATTAAGTTTTGTATTTCATCTGGTAGCCAATGGTCTTCAGTTCTTTCAGGGTGCCATACTACGCCTGCAACATTTCCATCAATCCATGCTTCACAATCACCGTCTACATCACGTGCTAAAACTGTAGCACTTGCTTGTGGTAATTTAATGTTTAGTCCATGAAAACTATTAACATCAAATTCTTGTCCTTTATAAGTTACTTTATGTGTTATTCCACCACTGTGTCCTTCTTTCTTAGACACAGTTCCACCTAAAGTATCAGTCAGTAAAAAGCAACCATGACATACACCTAGTATAGGTTTTTGCTGTAACATCATTTGTGTTGCTAGTTTTAATTCTGTCGTGCGTCTTATTAATCTATCATCGCCACCAGTAATAATAAAACAATCAACTTCATCGGCAATTGCCTTAAAGTTTTGGTCTAATCTATTAGGGACAAAAAAGAGCGTATGCTCTTTCAAATACGAGTACCACCCGTGTTCGATTGAATCATACGCTCTGCCTCTAAACTTAATAATGCGTTGGCTTAGAGCTATTTTCAAATTACCATCCGTATGCGTCTGCTACTAACTCTTTACCTGCTTCAGCGGCTACGGTATTTTTGCATGAAATTTCATACAAATCTTTACGCATTGCTGATACCAATGCTTGTACTTGACTTGCATTTTCTTCAGTAACTAATTGCTCTAATTTACGAGCACCGATGTTGCTGTGGAAGCCTTCATCTTTAGCAATCTTGCGATATGAACTGCTGATGAAACCATCTTCAATACAATCAGCCATTGTGTTCCAAACAGCTTCTGCACGACCTTCAGCAACCAATTGATAGGCAGCTAGTGCAACTGGATCAGTTTCTGCATTGTACTTAGCTAATAGACCAGCACCTTTAGCTGTTGGCTTTGCGGCTTCAGCGGCAATAGCGGCTTCAACATCAACTGGGCTACCTTGAATGTGTTCAATAACTTCCTTAACCATACGGAAGTGATTTGCCTCATCCATTGCTTGTTTTGTTAATAATGATAACTCAACTGGATCTGTGTCAGCAGGCATAGTAGCGATTGCTTGAGCAATTTCAACCATGTTCATACGCTCATTGACCATACGGCCAACAAAGTGTTCTACTAATTCTTCTTGAGCAGGCTTGCTGTCAAAATACGCTTTTACATTGTGTTGACTAGCTTGGAACAACGCTTGGTTGTCTTTAACAATAGTCTTAACAAACTCTTTTGATGAAAACATAAATTATCTCCTTAAATTTTTATGTACGTGCGAGAAATTCTATACTTATTTATAAAATGTTACTACACACAAAATATTTATCTAATTTTTTAAAAATTTTAAAGATTGGGGAAAATTTTAAGCATTTCGTGAGATTTTAAGTATCTAATATAAAATTCCTTACACTGTTCTTTATAATCATCTGATATCTGTAAAAAA